CCGAACAGCAACCCTTTCAGCAGCGCCGGGGTCTCGGCACGCGTGCGTGCGGCGCGCTTGCGCGGGCTCTCCTGCAGGATGGCGTGGACGCGGTCCCATGTCTCGCGGTCGATGATCGCGTCGTGCTCGCCGGGGTAGCTTTCGCCCTTGTGGACCGCCTCGCCGATATAGGCGCGATTGTTCAGCAACCGGTAGAGATACTTCTTGTCGATCCGGTTGCCGCGCGGCGTGCGGATGCCGCGTTTCGCGACCTCGCGCGCCAGTTCCGTGCCCGAGCCGATCTCGAGAAAGCGGGCGAAGATCCAGCGGACGTGTTCGGCGTGCTCGTCCTCGATGACGAGCTTCCGGTTCTCGACGCGATATCCGTAGGGCGGCACACCGCCCATCCACATGCCTTTCTTCCGGCTGGCGGCGACCTTGTCGCGGATGCGCTCGGCCGTCACCTCGCGTTCGAACTGGGCGAACGAGAGCAGGATGTTCAGCGTCAGCCGGCCCATGGACGTGGTCGTGTTGAAGCTTTGCGTGACCGAGACGAAGGTCACGCCGTTCCGATCGAACACCTCGACCAGCTTGGCGAAGTCCGCGAGCGAGCGGCTGAGGCGGTCGATCTTGTAGACCACCACCACGTCGACCAGCCCATCCTCGATGTCCTCCAGCAAGCGTTTCAGGCCGGGGCGTTCCAACGTCCCGCCCGAGATGCCGCCGTCGTCATACTGATCGCGGACCAGCACCCAGCCCTCGGACCGCTGGCTTGCGATGAACGCCTCGCACGCCTCTCGCTGAGCGTGGAGCGAATTGAACTCCTGCTCCAGCCCTTCCTCGGACGACTTGCGCGTGTAGATCGCGCAGCGCTGTTTGCGTACGACCGGCTTCGTCATGTCCGCGCCCTCCGGTTCTTGAGCCCGAAGAACACCCAGCCATTCCAGCGCGTGCCGGTGATGGCGCGCGCGATGGCCGACAGCGACTTGTAAGGTCGGCCCTGCCATTCGAAACCGTCGGCGGTGACGGTGACGATTTGCTCGACGCCCCGCCATTCGCGGATCAGCCGCGTGCCGGCGATGGGCATCGTGTCGGCGCGGATGCGGCTCTTCTTGCGGTCGCCGCCGTCGAGCTCCTCGCCCAGCCGTTCCAGCCGCCGGATGGTCTCGGGCTTCAGCCCGCCATAGGCCAATTCCTGGATGCGGTAGGCCAGCCGGCTCTCCAGGTAGCGCCGGTTGAACGGGGGCGGCTCGCTGTCGAACAGGTCGCGCCATTGCGCCTTCAGCTCGGGCGTCGTCGCGGTCTTCAGCGCGGCCAGGCGCGCGGGGATGGGATCGTGGGTGGTCATGCGGTTCTCCGGTGAGTTGGAGTTGCATGACGGCATTGGTCGGCCGGAGAGTGTAGGCGAATTTCTCCAGTATCGTCAGAAGGTTCACCGCGCTCTCGCAGCCGCAACCGGACCAGCCCCAGCGCCAGCAGGCCGCACAGCTCGGCGCGGCGTTCGGCGGGCGTCATCTGGCCGGGCGGCAGGGGATTGGGGCGTTTCATGAAGGGCGGGTCCGTGAGGTCTCGCCCTTCTCCTACTCATCGCATTCGCGAACCGTCCCACGTGGCCGGGACAGTCACGGGTGGAGCCGTCACGGACTCGACTCGTGGTTGTCCTGTCGGGTAGAACATAATCAGAACATGTCCGGCATTAGCGAGGTGAGTATATGGGTTCTGATCTCAAGAAATTCGTCAATCCCAAGTTCCTGAAGACAATCGATCTGGGTCTCATCAAGGAACTCTTCGCACGGCATTTCGAGGCGGAGGACCTGCCCATCGATTTCGATGGCGAAGCTTCAGAGGTCCGATCTGCACTCGCCAAGCATTTCGAAGCGGCTGTCACGGCCTGGAACGAGGGCATGGTCGCCGATCTCCACCGGGTGGCGGACCTTGGCAGCAACGAGGGCATGCAGATCATCCTGAATGGGGCGCGGCGGCAGGGCGTGGTGCTCTATCCCGATCCCGAGCCGGACGAGAAGGAATCGGCTCCCGCCAGACACGACCCGAAGCATGTCGCGCTGCACACCTACCTGCATCACAAGAGCGTCTTCGAGGCGGCGGCCGACTTCCATGCCCTTCGGGCACCGACAGCACTGGCCGAGTTCCGAGGACCGGAGCGTGACGTCAGCGCCGACCTGACGCCGGAGATCATCGACGCCTTCAAGGCGGCGGCGATGAAGCTTTTCGCCCGCGATCTACAGGGCGAGTATTGCCGCCTCGGTCCCTACGAGGAGGACGGCGAGATCAACCTCGTCGTCAGCCACGGCGCCCCGGTCGCGACGACACCCGTCGTGGACGGCGACAAGGAAAAGATCATCCCGCTTCGCGCCGTGAAATACGCCACGCTGCGCTACTCGCCGGCAGAGGCCCGGTTGTTCATCGGCGGGGTCGTGAAGGCCCAGCAGGCGGATCTGGCCGAGATCTTCGCCAAGCACGTCCTTGGCCGTCCCGCCTTCTTTTCGGGCAAGGACGCCCGCGATCTCTATACGCTCGATCCCATCAGCGAGGCCGGCCCCGACTTCGCCTTCGATTATCGCTATGACGACCGCATCCTCGACGTGCGGATCGTGGCCGCCGCCGCCGACCATTTCGAGTGGGACGAGGACGAGGCGAAATGGCGGTACGTCCGGACCTGGGAATCGAAGGACGCAACCGGCGCGCTGCGGCACTTCAAGGGCAGCGAGGTGAAGTTCGGCAAAGGCTGGCGGCTCGGCGAGATCTCGTTCCGCGTCTTCTTCAAATCGGAGGGCAAGCGGCCTGCGCAGGTCACCGTGAAGCTGAAACCGCCGGGCACGCTCGCTTTCCGCCGCACGCAATTCGAGAAGGCGATCCACACGCTGATCGCGCGCCACGGGCTGGAGAAGGACCGCGATGCTGGCATGGTTGTGGACGCGGCTGAGTGATGGCGGACCGCAGGTCTCGATCTCGGGCCGTGCACTGCGCCAGTTTCCTGAGCGCGAGGTCGAGCGCCTTCTGCGGTCGCGCTTGCTGATCGAGCATCCGAAGGCGGACAGCTGGTCGGTCTGTGCGCATTGTGATTGCAGTCTCGATGTCCGGCCCGTCCGGCAGATCGGCGACGAACTTCGTGCCTGCTGCCCGCACGATGCGGCAGAGGATGTTGTCCTGGAGGATGACGACCTGACGCGGTTCGGCATCGATGCCAACCGGCTCGCAGGGCAGATCGGCGCGGGCGGCGGTCTCGCCGGCCCGGTCTCGGCTGTCGTGGATGGGGTCTGGATGATCGGCTCCGGGCCTGCCGGTCGTGTGCTGATGCTGTGCGACACCGCGGACCGGTTGGAGGCGCCGGGGGCAATCCTCGCGCTGAAATCCGCGGCGGCGCCGCGACCAGTGACGGTCATCGCCAAGGAGCCGGAGCCTGCGCTGGTGCTACGGCTACGCGAGGCCGGGATCGAGGTCCGTGCGCTGGCCGACGTGGTCAAGGCAGATCCGGAGGGTGTCGACCGCCTGATCCTTGACAACGGGTGCATACCGACCGGCGGTGTAAGGCTCGTCCTGCATCGCCAAGGTCAGTTCGCGGTGCTGGACGGTTGCCGCCTAGATCTTGCCCCGCAGATGTTCGCTCTCTTCAGAATGCTTGTCGAACGGTCGGTGCAGCGCGACCCCGTGCTCAAGGCGCAGGAGATCGAGGCGCAGTTTCAGCGAACACCGCGAGAGATCGTCCGAGACCTGCGCAGGGCCCTGGTCACCTGCGGGCTCACCGAAAAGGCGGTCGAAACGCTCGTGGAGACCGTCCGGTCGCACGGTTACCGCCTCGGCCTCGCGCCGTCAGAGGTCGCCATAGAGAACTGAGTGCCGTCGGGCACACACCCGGCACACATCAAACACACGCCAATCACACCGGCGGCCCGGCGGAGGCCGGCAGTCTCGGAGCATCAGAAACGATGTTCCGAGGCTTTCACCGATGTATCCCCCGATTTCCCCCTCCGACCTTGCCACGCTGATCGACGAGGCCGACCTCGCGGCGCAGCGTCTGCGCCGCAAGCTGGCGCTCCCCGCCGCCGATCTCGACGATCTCCGCCAGGACCTTCTGGTCGATGTGATCTGCCGGCTGCCGGGCTTCGACAAGCGCCGCGGCTCCATCGGCGCCTTCGCCGGTCTCGTTCTCCGCAACCAGTGCTCGCGCATCGCGATCCGGCACCATCGCCGGCGCCGGGCGCAGGGCGGCACGGTGCTGTCGCTCGACGCGCCCTTCTCTGGCAGCGCCGAGCCGCTGGGCTGCCTGCTGGCGGAGACGGACGGGCTGGCCGCCTGGCACGGCCAGGATCGTTGCGCCGCGGCGGACGTGGAGACCCGCCACGATCTCGCCCGGGCGCTCGCCGACCTGCCGGAGGATGTCCGCGGGCTCTGCACGGCACTCGGCACCTGCGCCGTCGCCGACCTGATCGGCCGCGACGGCATCTCCCGCTCCGCCCTCTACCGCCGCCTCGCACACCTCCGGCTCGAGCTTGCCATGCGCGGGCTCGGGGGGCGGTGGGACGCCTCGCGAGCCGCGTGAGTAGAGGGAGGACATGGAGATGCTCGTCATGCCCCCCACCGCTTTCACCCCGTCGCGGCCCCGGCCGCTGACCGACATCGAGTTCTGCGCCTGGATCGGACAGGCGATGCCCGGCGACCGGCTGGAATACCACCGAGGGTTCCTCGGGATCGACACGACGGCCGTGATCTCGACGCTGCCGGAACCGGACCGCCGCAGGCTGGCCGCGCTGGCCGGCGCCGCACACCGGGCCTTCGAGGCCGGCCTCGTCCACCTCGTCCAGGTGCGGCTCGGTCCGGACCGCTTCGCCTATCTCGCCATCGCGCGGACCAAGCCGCGCCGCACGCCGGTGCCGCTCGCCCGCCTCCTCGAAGACGCCGAGGCCGCCTGATGGCCCTGCCATTTCCTTCCAACGGAGACCCCGCCATGCCGCACCCCGACAATGCCCCCCGCCTCATTGATCTCGAAGGTCTCGCCATCGGCGACATCGCGGCGCTGCCGCCCGAGATGCTGCTGGATCTGCAGACGACGGCGCTCGCCGAGACCGCCCGCGTGAAGCGGCTGCGGGACCGGCTCGAGGCCGGGATCGCGCAACGCTACGAGGCTGCCGCCGCGGCGGAACGGGCTGCGCAAGGCAAGACCAGCGGCACCGTGCGGGTCGAGGACGACGGCGTCGTGGTCGTCGCGGACCTGCCGAAGAAGGTCTCCTGGGATCAGGACCGGCTCGCCGCCATGGCCGAGCGCATCCGCACCGCGGGCGACGATCCCACCGAGTATCTCGAGATCGCCTACCGCGTGCCCGAGCGGCGCTTCGGCGCCTGGCCCGCTGCGATGCGCGAGGGCTTCGCGGACGCGCGCAGCGAGACCACCGGCAAACCCGTCTTCCGGCTCGAGGCTCGAGACCGGTGACGCGCGGCGGCGGGACGCCCGGTCGGCAACGCCGGGCAGGTTCCCCTTCGGCACCCGGTCACCCCCGCCGCCGCGCACCCTGAACGCAACCCTCGGAGAACTCCATGGCCTTCCGCATCATCACCGCCGACGAACGGCTCTCGGCTGCCGAGAACAAGACCTCGCTCGCCATCTTCGGCCCGCCCGGCGTCGGCAAGACGACGCTCCTGAAGACGCTGCCGGCCGAAGAGACGGTGTGCCTCGACCTCGAGGCCGGATTGAAGTCGGTGCAGGACTGGCGCGGGGACTCGATCCCGGTGCGCAGCTTCACCGATTTCCGCGACCTGGCCGTGCTGATCGGCGGGCCTGACCCCGCGCAGCATCCGCAATCCTGGTACGGCGCGGAGTATCACGCCTGGCTGCAGCAGCAGTATCTCGGCACCGGCATCGAGGATTTCCTCGCGCGAAAGCGGATCGTCTTCGTCGACTCGATCACCGACCTGACGCGGCAGGCCATGGCCTATGCCCGCCAGCAACCCGAGGCCTTTTCCGAGCGGACCGGCAAACCGGATGTCCGCGGCGCCTACGGGCTCCTGGGGCGCGAGGTGATCCAGGCGCTGAAGCATCTCCAGCATGCCCGCGGCAAGACGGTGATCTTCGTCGGCGTGCTCGAGAAGGTCACCGACGAGTTCGGCGCGACGACATGGCAGCCGCAGATGGAGGGCACGAAGGCCGGGCGCGAATTGCCCGGCATCGTCGACCAGGTCGTCTCGATGCAGCTCTTCGGCCGCGACGCCAAGGGCGACTGGACCCTGGACGAGACCTCCGCCGAGCGCCGCCTCGTCTGCCGCTCCGGCAATCCCTGGGGCCTTCCGGCCAAGGACCGCTCCGGGCGGCTCGATGTGACCGAGCCGCCCGATCTCGGCGGGCTGATCGCGAAGATCGACGGCCGCGCCCCCGCCCACACCGCCACCCCTTCCTGATCCAGACGCAAAGGACAGACCCATGAGCTACGATCTCAACGACGCCCAGCCGCAGATGGCCCCCATCGGCGAGCTGATCCCCGATGGCACTTTCGCCAAGGTCCGCCTGACCGTGCGCCCCGGCGGTGTCGACGGCGCCACGCCGATGGACGCCAAGCTCCTGAAGGCTTCGCAGTCGAGCGATGCGAAGATGCTGGATTGCGAGTTCACCATCCTCGAGGGCCCGCATGCCCGGCGGAAATTCTGGCAGAGCTTCACCGTGGCGGGCGGCAAGCTCGACGAGAAGGGCCAGTCGATCGGCTGGAAGATCTCGAAGTCCACCTTTCGGGCGATGGTCGACAGCGCTCTCGGGCTCGATCCCAGGGACGAAACTATGGGCTGCTCGGCCGTGAGGTGATCCAGGCGCTCAAGCACCTGCAGCACGCCCGCGGCAAGACGGTGATCTTCGTCGGCGTGCTCGAGAAGGTCACCGACGAGTTCGGCGCGACGACCTGGCAGCCGCAGATGGAGGGCACGAAGGCCGGGCGCGAGTTGCCGGGCATCGTCGATCAGGTCGTCTCAATGCAGCTCTTCGGCCGCGACGCCAAGGGCGACTGGACCCTCGACGAGACCTCCGCCGAGCGCCGGCTCGTCTGCCGCTCCGGCAACCCCTGGGGCCTTCCGGCCAAGGACCGCTCCGGCCGCCTCGATACGACCGAGCCGCCCGATCTCGGTGCGCTGATCGCCAAGATTGACGGCCGCGCGCCCGCCCAAACCGCCATCCCTTCCTGATCCAGACGCAAAGGACAGACCCATGAGCTACGATCTCAACGACGCCCAGCCGCAGATGGCCCCCATCGGCGAGCTGATCCCCGATGGCACCTTCGCCAAGGTCCGCCTGACCGTGCGCCCCGGCGGCGTCGACGGCGCCACGCCGATGGACGCCAAGCTCCTGAAGGCTTCGCAGTCGAGCGACGCGAAGATGCTGGACTGCGAGTTCACCATCCTCGAGGGGCCGCATGCCCGCCGGAAGTTCTGGCAGAGCTTCACCGTGGCGGGCGGCAAGGTCGACGAGAAGGGCCAGTCGATCGGCTGGAAGATCTCGAAGTCCACCTTTCGGGCGATGGTCGACAGCGCTCTCGGGCTCGATCCCAGGGACGAAAGCCCCGACGCCAAGGCCAAGCGGGTGCTGCCCGGGCTCAAGCATCTCGACGGTATCGTCTTCGCCGCGCGGATCATGGTGGAGCCCGCCTCCAACCCGCAATACCGCGACCAGAACCGGATCGCGAACGTCGTTCTGCCCGACGAGCCGCAACATGCCGCGATCATGCGCGGTGAAGCCGTGCCCTCGGAGCCTGTCAACGCCCCGCCGCGCAAGGCCGCGAGCGCGCCGGCGCCGGGCTGGCAGGCGCCCACGCCGGCATGGGGTGCGCAGCCGCAAGCCCCGGCGGCGGCTCCCGCCTGGGGCGCGCAGGGGCCGGCTCCGCAGCAGCCGCCCGCCCAGCAGCCGCCGGCGTCCCTGCCCAACGCGCCGAGCGGAGCGCCGGCGACCGGCATGCCCGCCTGGCTCAATGGCTGAGGCGCGGTCGGCAGCGCCGCGGCGGAGGTCAAACCGGCCGTCGCCCCCGCCCGAGGCCAGGCGCGATCCTGCCGGGCCGATGACCCCGGATGAATGGCAGGCGCATGTGACGCGCGAGGCGGCGCTGGAGATCGGACGATGGCTCGAGGCCC